CAATAAGCTGGTGTAGTCTTGGTACGAAGTGCTGTTGTACTAAGTCAGGAAGCGCAAACTTTTGGTCAGCCTTGTCGATGCTGAATCCAGAGTAGTAATGCTTGTTGATTACTAATTGCTCTTCGTTAGCGTCAGGAGTACCTAGAGAGTAAGAACCTGAGTAAGAGCTAGGAGCTCCAGTAGGCTTTACTGCACGAGTGATACTTACAGTCTTGTTACGAGCTGCAACGAGACCTTCGATAGATGCGCCAGCTACGTTAGTAACGGCTTTTGATACCATTGGTCGGTTTGGATACTGGTTAGCTAGAGCTACCTCAACAAACGCCTCTGGTTCGTAAATGGAAAAATTACTATTAATTGCCATGTCTTTATAAAAGTTAAATTATAGGTATAATGTTATATTTTAGCTTTTGGGTCGCTATGACCAGAACATGACAATTAAGGTTTTGCCTAACCATAATAAGATGGATTTACGCTTGTTCAGCCCAACCGCCTGCGGCTCTCATCGCTCCGAAAAGCTCCTCTGCCTTAGCACGGTCTGCTGGATTAGACGAGCGCACAAGTTCTTGAAACTCTGCTCGACTAGGTCTTTCACTACTAGCTGGAGTACCACCAGTTGCTCCGCCAGCGCCCACTTTCTTGGGCTTCGCAAATTGTTTAGCAAACTCAACGAGTGAGTTAGCCACTGACTTTCTGTTGCCCTGTTCGTCTAAGTCAGGAACACCATCTTTAACGGCATAAAACTCCCCATTAGACTCCTCTATCTCGTACTCGTTATAGAACAGTTGTTCTACATAGTCTTGGCGTAAAGTCAGTTCATTATCTTGTTGGAGTGCGCTGAACGCTGACTGAAACTCAGTGTTTATGCGATTCTCCATTTGAGTCATCATGAGTTGCTCTTTTGCAGACTCAGCTTCTTGCTGGTACTGTTGCAATAGCTCACGCAACTTTTCAGACTCACCCTTCTCTTCTTGCTTGGGTTGAAGCGTCTGTTGGATTAGCGAAAAAGCATCGTCTAATGACTCAACGTTATTTCCCAGTAATTCAGAGAACTTTCCTACAACGTCCTTTTCGACCTTACTTTTTCCTTCGTTGTATGCACCACGAAAAAACTTGTCTTTGTCGAATTCTGGTTGTGTTTGTACGGTGTTTTGTGAGGTTGTCTCCTCTACTGCTGATTCAGGAGCATCAGCTTGCTCTATGTTTTGTTCGCTCATAATGTGATTATAAGTTAATTATTGCTCGCTTTGTGTTTCAATACCAACTTGTGCTTGGCGTTGAAGTTCTTCTTGTGGAAGAATATCCACTAAATTTCGTAGGTCAGTAGGCGTTTTAGGCATACCATAATCATCAAAATGTTGCATTACTTCTTCAATGTCTTCTTGAGGCATGGAGCGCTTGCGCATATATTCACTGGTCAACTTCTTAATGAGAGGCAGAGACATTGCGTGGTACTGCATTCCTTCTGTAATGTCTTGGAATATCTCATCCGCACTGGATAAGTCGTAATGTTTCGAATAGGTTACACCGTATCCTTCGTAGTCCTCATCACGAACCTTAGCCATTCTTCTAAGCACCTGCATCTCTATCATCTCCATGTCCATAGCGGTAGACGCTAGTAACCCTTGTTCTTCTACGTTATCAAATCTCTTAGCAGAGCCCGATACATTGCTCTTAACAATGGACTTGTCTCGAACCTGAGCCATAGAGAAAATGAGCGACATTAAATCACCAAAAATTACGTCTCTAAGGTGCTGTAAGCCCTGCATATCTGCTTGGTACAACATATTACTAGGTATTTGCTGGTCATCAGGAATGATGATAGCCATACCAACACCCTCTTTGATGGTGCGAGAGTCGTACTGGTCATCATCAGCTACACCAGCTAGACTTCGAACAATGGAATCTGTGAGAACAGGAATAGGATGCCCGAACAGTTCAGAACCCTTCTTCAGGTCATAAAACAACTCAGAAGAGGCTAGGTACATACCCTTAAGGGAATATCTACGAGGTTTACCTACAATGAACGAACTGTTAGCATCCGTCTGACCCTTGAGTAGCGTGGCTGGAACCTCTCCGAATGGATTAGGTATTTCCAGAGTCTTTTGTTTCTTCCCATTCTCTTCGATGTACACGCAGATGTACTCAGGTGTGTAGGCAGTCCACTTATGCTTCTTAACGTTGTCTAGGTCATAATACATTTGCCTAGTAACAAGCAACGTGAGAGCGCCTTGCTTCACTTGAAAGTTCCATATTTCGTGGGGACGCACAACAAAGTTGTAAGGAACTACGTTGCCGTCTGTGTCGGTAACAGGGTTTCCGTTACCATCTATCATAAGGTCGGTTACTACTGCACCAAACCCCAAAACCTCTTTTACGAAGAGAACCTTGTCTCGGTAAAACTCAGTGATGGAACACCCTGCATCATCAAAATTCGTTTCCTTCCACTTCCAGAAATCTTTGTTGTCAGGGTACATTCGGTTGACGTTGTTCTCGTCATAAATGCGCTGTTGTGCCGAGAAGAACTTCTGCTCCAGTGGGAACAGCTTCATTCGACCTAAACGCTCTCTGTACTCTTCATCCGACTCAATACTGCTCTGGTCAATGATATAGGACTTATCAGAAAAGACCGTGCTAGAAATGGCTGTGTATTCGTCATACTCCGCTTGGAACCAACTGTTCATGATTTTAGCTCGGTCAAGAACCACGCTATAATACGGGTGACGAGTTTCTTTCATTACGATGTCTTCGACAGCGTCTTTGGATACGGAATATAACTTTGAGGTGTCTATCATTACTTTCTTGAGTATTGTAGGGCTATAGCGATAGCTTGTTGCTTCGTATAACCCTCTTTGATAAGTTGTCGAATGTTTTGCTGAATAATATTTGGTGAAGAACCACGCTGAAGAGGCATAACGTTACCATTTTACTTTATCCGCCCAATATGCTGCTGACATACGTCCTTTAGCTATGTTCTTTGCGTGTCTAGCCTTGAAGGATTTGCGTCTAGCTTTTGCAGCCTTAGTCTTAGGGTTCTTGCCTGCACCTGATACACCCTGTTGACCAAAGCGTATAACCTTTACTTTGTTGCCCACTTTTGCTACTACAATATGAGACTTAGTAGGATGACTTGGAGTCCGTTTAGGCTTGTTATAGCCACTTACTCCGTACCTTGTAAGTTTTGGGTCTTTTTTGCTACTCATGGTGTCAAAAATATACGTATATTCCATAAAGATTCAATACTAAAGTAAGGTATTGAATTTTAGTGTAATTCAGCCATAAGTTTGACGCAATTATGGCAAATACTCCAGCAAAACCAGCCCTATACAGCCGAGTTAAATCTGAGGCTAAACGTAAGTTCAAGATATTCCCTAGTGCGTATGCTTCTGCGTGGATAGTAAAGGAATACAAGAAAAGGGGTGGAACGTATAAAGGCAAGAAGTCAGGTACAACTGGTGTAGCCCGATGGATGAAGGAGAAATGGAAGACCCAAGACGGACAGGCTTGTGGCTCTGCCAAGTTCAAAGGCGTAAAGAAATGTCGACCCACCGTTAAGGTTTCCTCTAAGACCCCAGTAACGTGGCAAGAACTACGTAAACGTGGCGAGGGCAAGAAGGCTGTTCGTGAAAAGAGACGTGTTGGTATGGGCAAACGAGCTAAATCCATTAAAAGAAGTTAGCGGAGCACATACATAGGGGCATTACTGCCACGTTCATTACGCCAGATAGCGTAATCAGTAGCATCGGACATGTGACCCCTATCTCCATTGTCTATTTTTAGCCCTTTATCGTTTACAATGGAGTACATATAATCCTTTATGACGTGTTCGCAGCGAGTATTGACCAATAAACGCCTTTCTCCATTGGTTCCAGCGTAAATTACGTTGTTTACTTTGTCTACACGAACCTTTCTTTTAGGGTTCTGGATGTCTAGCTCGTTTTTATACGAAATGTCGTGTTCATCAAAGACTTCTCGCACGTAGTCCCAATCATTTTTACCTACACGACCATAATTACCACTTTTTTGGTTGGAAGTGTTGTCTCCAGCCAATAAAACCTTAGAAACACCCCATTTTTTCAGTAATTCTACTGCTTTTAGGGCTTGCTCAGTGGTTAAAGCCTCTTTGGAGAAGATTTCATCGAAAATAACATACTGCTTAAGCCCATTACGAGCTCTTTTAACTTGGAGAAGAGCCCAACAATGAGGAGACCTGTTGAAATCAGCACAAAGCCAGACAGGATGCCCACTATCGTAATCAAGAGCCGTAAGATTCCCATCAGGGTAGTGATTGTATCCGTCAAAGTGTTTGTAAGCCTTTCTCGTTGGGTCATCTGTTTCCTCGCTCATTTCGTATCCAAGTTTATACGACAGAAAGTCCATCGCTTCCTCTTGGAGCAGTCGTTGTTTACTGTGATTGGTTTCCCATAGGGGTATGTCCCAGACCTTATCTGGTTCTCTCATAATCTACTGAATAATGTTTGCATGACAGCGCCTCCCTCAATGAAATAGACAGGCACACCGACATCGTCACCCTCCGCTATTAAGGACATTGCACCTGAATGGTGCTGGTGTAATGTTTTAAGGTCGTATGTCAGGATAGCCCATCCATTCTTTCCGCATTGCTTTATAATCTCGTGTATCGCCTTAGAACTCTGATTCTTTGCCAGTATCTCCCACTTCTGACCAACAAGTTCAGCCTCTATCATCTCTAAGAACTCTTCCATCTTTGTTTTTATGTAGTCTATCTCGTCTTGTTCTACGTTTACCCCAAAACGAGCATACATTATTACTTTAGCTTTCTTCATCGTGTCTCACTATGTTTCTAAGTTGTTTGGCTAGTATTTGCGGTATATCATACCATTCCCCTCTATGGTGACTGCCTCTTATTATTTTATGAATTTGGCTTTCGTATTTACGAATCTTGTTACTTCTAGCTACCCAAAGTAATCTTATATAAAAAGGATTTCCTGTTTGCATAGTGCTTAATCTTTTTTTCATGGTATCAGATGTTACTCCAAACTTGTAATAACCCTTACACTCTACGCAATACACCATACCTCTTTGTGGTTTAAACTTTGGCTTAAAGTATTTTTTTCTGTGCTTACTTCGGCACTTCTTACATCGTATCTTGTACCCATCAGGGCTATTAACGTCCTTATGGTACTCAGACATACGTTTATCTTTTTGGCACTGATAACAAATTCTACTCTCCAAAATTATTCCACTCCTCAACCATGTAACCAGTCTTATCTTCTTTTACCGATATTTGTAGTACGTTAAAGATGCCTGATTTCATAAGTCTGCTGTTAGCGTCATTAGGATGGTATGGTGTACACACGCTTAAAACAATACCTTTGTCGTGTACACGCTTAATCCAAGTGTTCGATACCTTATTCCAAACGGTCTCCCTTCTAGCCGTAGATATTCTATCCTCATCATTACACACGTCATCAAGAATGAGTACACCAGCCCGCTGTCCCGTAGTTTGGGTGAGGACGGCATACGCCTCATAGGTAGGGTTACCAGTACGGTTACGGCTCTTAACGATGATGCGCTGCGTTGAACCTGTGTCGGTTCTATCAAACTCAACAGGGTTGAAGTTGTGTTCCCTGCACCAGTACCTGTACATATCACTCTGAAACAAGGCTCTTAGGGACAATATCCTCTTCGTTGAGATACCACCGTCAGCAGATACTATAAGGGTTTCTAGCTCGTGCTTTCGAGTGGTCATATACGCTGACAAGCCAATGGGGACTTGCTGGGACTTTCCTGTGTTGTAGGGTGCACGAATCAACCCATTGAGACGGGCGTTCATAGACAAGGCTTGTTGCTCCCAGTCATAGATACCCTTCTGCATCGTGTGATGAATATGGGCTTGGGTAACCTTGAACCCATCTTGGTCAGCTAAACAGTTTTCGATAAAAGAATTACGTAGGTCTAGCGAGTCAGGGGGTGGCTCGTGTCCTACTATGTTGACTAATAAGTCTGACCAATTATTCTTTTTCTGTTTTTGGCTCATAAGCTCGTTTGCACAGTGTGCACTGCACCTCGCACCGCTTACCAGTAGATACTTGCCCCACGCATTTAAATACTCGTGCTTTGTTTTTTAGGGGTACGGGCTTAGGTATAAAGTTTTCTTTCATTTCAGGAAATATGTAGCGTTTAATGTTATTTGAGTTTGAGCCGTTCATTCTCTTTCTCCAAGAATTCGACTTTAATCCTTAACGCAGATACTTCCTCTGTTAGCTTTAATATTTGACTTCGCAACTCATCCTTTTCATCAGATGAATCTTCTAATAAGTTCTCGAGGTTACGAACCCTATTCTTTAAATCGTCACGATACTGAATCGTGTCGCTATTATTGGTTTCGTTTTCTCTTTGCTCAGCCTTTATTTTAAGCCTAGCTTCAAAGAACTTCCAGACCCCAGCGGAGCCTAGTACGGTTGCGAGCGTAATAACAATTTGCGTGATGTTATCCATTTTTGTTTTTATATATTTTTTCTCTCGATAATCTGGACATACTACCGAAAGCAGCTATTATAAATAAGAACCACCCGTAGTGTGTTGGACTAGGGAAGCCTATAGTTACAAGATACATAACCGCTGACGCTAGGTACACACCTAGACAAATCATAGAGGCTCGCACTCTACAATCTATCTCGTCAGAAGCAACGCAAATTATTTGATGGATACCCGACACAGCAGGTATCAAAGAAAGAAACAAACCAGTGCCAATCTCCATGCTCAACGCAAATGGAACCATAAAGATATTAGCCAGCGCAAGGATAATCTCCGTTGGTTGATTGTCAGAGTACATCCATACCTGACGTAGGCGTAATAACTTCATCTTCATTAAGAACAGATTGAGTTGCAGATTGTCGATGGGTCTGTCGTTAAGGAGTTACAGGATGCGCCTAAGATAAAGCACCCTATAAACTCGGTCAATACGACAATGCACATCGGTACTAACTTTTTCATAAAACCTCGTAGTCCGCTTCGATTGCTTCCATTCTACTGGCAAACTCTTTTAGCTGGTCTAAGTTCAAGAAGTCCTGAAGAACCTGAAGGGTCTGCTCCCTCAGCTTGTTCTTATACTCAATAATAATGGTCGGCTCATTACTCAGCTCTTTACGGACATCATGCAAATCCTTCATTATCTTGCTCAAGTCCTTCGGGTGAATCTCATCTAGGTCAGGATGGTTCTCTAATAGAGTCGTAATCTTAATGAGCATGAACTCTACTTTAGCCGACATCTTCTCTTTTCGCTCCTCTAGCGTCCCAATGAACTGAAGAGTGTTACGGTATTGCTCAAGGTCTTTTAGGAGCTCTGGGTCGAATTTTGAGCGTGTTACAACGTCCTTAGCTTGCTCCCTTATTATTATCTCCTCATCAAGGTTCTTTCTCTGAGCCTTCCAGTTGTAAATGGCTTGCCTTGACACGCCCCACTTCTCGGCAACCTTTGACACGTTACCCATCACCTCAATCTCCCTTAGAATAGCGACCTTTTCTTCAGGGCTAAATTCGTTAGTCCCAGCCTTTTTCTTTGACATACTCTATAATGGATTCTATGCGGTTATATATATAATTAGGCAGCTTATCAGACATTGATGGTATTCCGTGCAAGCACTCGATTACCACCTTAATCTCCTCCATCAGCTCCTCTTTTGACTCAATCTTCGACTTCTTGTGCCACGTCATTACGTAGAAATTTATTGTAGTTTACAGACTATAGGTAAAAATCCTTCTAAATGCAAGCGTATTAGGTAAAAATCCTTCATTGACACCATTTGGTGAAAATTTGATTTGTGCGGGGGGATTGGTGGCAGCAACCATCTGGCGTACATTTTAATATATAGCCCCTGTTACACTCTAAAGTATATCATAATATATATTATAACATACAGTAGAATGTAAAGGCTTAACATATTTTTAGTTTCTAGTTATTAGTATATTAGTTTTTTTGTCTACTAAATATATCGCAAGTATATTTATACATATAATAAAAGCATGAATAAAAGTATATTTTAAAGTATAGGTTTCTATACTGAATAATATCATTAAGCTAATCAATAAAGCGTATAATAAATATTTCATTTTAATTATATATTTTATTATTAGTAACTACATCTAAATATATATGTTCACATATATCATTATAACATATATTTTTTACATCAATAGATAAATCATTTTCTTTTATATCGGTTTCTAATTGAGAGTATATATAGGTACATATAATATCCTTTATAATATTAGAATCTATCATATTGTATATAGTTTTATATATTATATCATTATTATTTATATATAACATAGCTTGCCACGTATCTTTATTTTTATATCCGTTATAGGTATCCATAATATTCATTTTAAGGTATCAAATTTTAGTTCTAAGGGCTTAAAAGTAGGGAACCCGTATATAGGTTCCCTTTAGTTGATTAAAGGCTTTCTAGTAGCTTTTCACATTCTTTAGCTTCTAGGTCTAATCTCATTTCCATAAATGATATGGCAAGCTTTTCACAATCTCTAGACACGTCGTACATCTCAGATTTAACAGTCTTTAGGGTTACGGTACTTTCGTACATATAATCATTTTGAAAGCTGTATATTCTTTCGTTTCCATCATCGTCTATAGATATAGGCGGTATGTTTACTTTACCTAAAATATTGCGTAGGCTTTCTATTTTAGATTTTAATTCAGCTGCTTTAATAGTGTATTCTTTAGTAGTCATTTTAGTATTCATTTAATTAAGTGTTAAGTAGTTACTTAAGTAACTGAAAGAAAGATATAACATATATTTCAAATATGCAAAATATATTTTGTAAAAGAATGTAAACACATTTTAACAGTATTAATAAATACATTTTTGATATATGCAAATATTATTTTTTCGTATAATAATTAATCTAATATTAGTTTCTAGTATATTATAATATATATTTCTATTTCTAGGTATATATATATTTTAAGGTATATTCTAATATAATATATATTCCTACTTTAGTGTATATTCTAATATTAGGTATATATATATTTCTAAGTATATTTTTATTTCTAGGTAAATATATATTTATATTTCAAGATATATTTCTATTTATATTTATATTTCTATTTTAGGGTATATAAAAATTTAGGGTATATAAAAATTTAAAGGTACATAAAAATTTATAGGATATATAGAAATCTAGGATACATAAAAATCTATAGGCTATCTAAAAATTTATCGTTGAAGTATTCACATAATATTTTATACTCGTATAAATATATACTTTTATATAATCTATCATTAGTCATTTTTACTAATCTATTTAATCTAGTTTTTTCTATGTCAGTATCTAGAGATAGTTTATATTGTTTTATCTTATGTTCTATTAGTTTTATATATAGGTTATTATATTCCATAATGTTCATTCCTTTTTTGAGTCCAAATTATAGATTGAAGTTCAAATCCTTTTAGATTATAATCTTCAGCTAAAGATATATGTAAATCTTCAAGTTGTTTATATTCTACTTTATTAGGCTTAAAAGAGTCTACATTATATTTGTTTAATAAGGCTCTTTTTTGCCAAATATCAATTGTAACGTACTTATCATTTAATAATAAATTATTATAGAAACTATATATTTTTAGAGCTGAAGTAGGTATATTTTCTTTATAGTCATATATATTAAACGCTTTATACTTTTGAGTATTAAAAGTAGATACTTTTATTTTTTCTTTAGGTATATTCCATTTTCTAGAAATACATACCTTTTGAGTATCTATTTTATTCTTTACCCATTTACAGCGTACCGATAATCTAGCTGTAATTTCAGCTATATTTTTTGGCTCTCTATTATAATATTCAGCTACTTTATTAAGCCATTCATTTTCCCTATAATACCAAAGCTTAGAACTATTGAAAGTATCTTTAGGAGTTCTATCTAGAATATCAACTAGATTATTTCTATACTTTTTTAACTTATAATTACTTAGTTTTTTCATTTCCTTTACCTATTTTTTTTAGTTCATTATTAATACGGTTTCTATATATTTCAGCCATTAATTTTTCATGATGATAATCATGTTCATGATGTAGTTCATCATTTAGTTCATGATATTTAAAATCATGTCTTTCTTTATCTACTAAGTACCTATCTCTATTTTTCATTATGTATTACTTTAGTTTTAATTAACGTATCCAATATATGAAATTTGAAATATGCAATTTGTAAAAGAATGTAAAATTGTATAGGTATATTTATAGTATAATATTAGGTATATATATATTTTAGTATATAATATAATATTAGGTAAAGATATATTTCTAGGTACAGATAAATATATATTTTAAGGGTACGTAAAAATCTATTGTGTAAGGGTCAGTAAAAATCTAAAGGAGGGGTGGGTAGAAATCTAGAGCCACCCTCCGTAGAAATTTATTCAGCTTCTATTATCTTATTTAGTTTTATGTATTCATCAGCGTACACCTTAGCAATGTACTCATGATTATCTAGCTTTGATAATCTAGATAGCCTAGGCTCTGATATACCTGTTACCTTACTTAGGAACTTATTCTTAGTTCCATACTTTCTCTTTAGATATTTGATTTGGTTCATTTTGGTTCCTCCAATAATACACTAAGCATTAGTGCCTTGCTTTGTTGCGGGTTTCCGTTTAGGGCAATGTGTAGCACATTAACTAATTGGTCAATGTCTTTGGTTGCCATTTTTCTTACATAGGTATTTATGATTCTCTTATCCATTTTGATTCCTCATTATTTATAGTTCAAAGTATTCTTCGTATACATCCCAATTTACGTCACCCTGAGGTGTGACTAAGCCATTCTCAATGTATCGCTTAGCCTCCCTCCCATAATGACCCTGCAACCTCCAAGCTAACCCTGTAGCTATCAGGTCAGCAAAGAACTGCACTAGCCAATCAAGGCTGTGCTCCTCCGTTTCATATTCAGTTATCCTTTGGTATAATCCCATTAGTTCAACTTGTTTCATACTAACTCCCAATCTTCTAGTTGCGGTTCTAATACATAATCTCGGTACTGCCAATGTAGGCACTCTAGGTTAGCTACCCTAACCTTTTTATAGGTGGTTTGTGTGAGTTCATTATTCCAACCTAATTCTTGCTTAACCTCAACGGTTGCGGTCTTACCCGATTTGCTGAGTTCCACAATCCTTACGTGACGAATGTGCCGAATAACTTCATCTCTATTAATCTCGAAGGAACCTTTCTTATCAAGGCTAAAGTTTAGTCCCTCATTATAAAGCAACTTCTTAGCCTCATCTAGGAGGGCTTTGTTCCTCTCACTTTTTAGTGTCCCACGATTATCCCTTATGGTATCCCTTACCTTATTACACTCCTGAAGAGGCTTAATCCAATAAGATAGAATCTCATTTAATTGCTCTAGGATAATATCCTTTTTAAGGGTTAGAACCTTAGCCATTTCACCAATAATTATTAGCCTATATAATCCAAAATCAACCTCTGATGACTCTGAGTTATTAACCAACTTTAATGATGCGTTAATGAATTGACCACTTAAATCCAACCAAAATTCGGACTCACTTTCAAAGGTGAGGTATATTATTGACGTGTCCCTCTCATCTTCGGGTCGCTTTGTTCGTACCGAAACAAATAAACTTCGCCAATCTAATTCTACCTCAAAAGATAATGTGTCATCCGTGGATAGCACCTCTTCAAAGTGCTTTTCTAGTGACTTACAAAAGGTAGTGTTTGCGGTTTCTAGTGTCCGATGATATTCATCGCTTGCTTCCTTGTAAGCCTTATCTTGCTTACTAATCATCTCATCTATTATCTGAATCCTTTGCTCAATCATAGTATTCCTTCTTTGTTAATGTTCACTAGACAAGCTATGAAACGTTTCTGATATATGCAATTGGCAAAACAACATTTTTATTAAATAAATGCAATTTTTACCCTGATTTACATTCTTTTACATTTAAGATATTATATTATTAACCCACAGTAGAAATCTACAGTAGAAATCCCTAGGCAGAAATCCTTACCTAATAACCACTGGTGAAAATCCCTGAGCCTCCCAGCTATCTCCATCCTTCTTCTTGTTCTCGGGCTTAAACCAAACAGATTGAGCCTTCTGCCTCCAGCTCCTAACTAGGTTACCCCTGCTATCCTTCCAATACTTCTGCCTGCTACCCTTAACAGATGCCTGATAATAATCATACATTTTTCTAGCACTATCTGTAGTGTACCCATTCCGATTAAAATAATCTATGACATCCTCAAGGGATGGTATACTACTCTCTTCTTTATTTATAGTTTCTTTTGTGTGTGTACTCACTACACTAGTTACTGGTGTACTCACTACACTACCCTGTGTACTCACTACACTACCCTGTGTACTGGTTACACTAGTCACCTCATAGTTAATAGTGATTAGGGTGGTGGCGTGCTTAGACTTTTGGGTCACAATAAATCCCTTCCTCTCTAGTTGCTTAATGGCTCCCACTACGGTCTTATTGGATACCCCAGTCAGCTCCACTATTTGAGATATACTTATATAGTCAGATTGTTTGTGCCAACCAATAGTCTTTCGGCATATAGCCATCAGCACCTTGAACTGAGCGTGGGACAGCTCAGCCATGTGCCTATCAATTATTATGTTGGGTATTTGTGTGTGATTGGGTACTTCTAGCATAGCTTTCCTTATTTGTTTACTCGAATATAAAAATAATTTTGGATACTCAATACTTTTTTATAAATTTATCCACAATCAGGAACCACAAAGGATACAAACAATGGAAGAACACATACAATTTATGAACGCATTCCTATCAGGCTTGCGCTCTCTACCCAACCCCGATGAGTATACCCGTGCCTACATAAGGGCATTTGAGGTGTGCCTACACTCGGCTAAATCAAACCAACAAAAAACAACTGGAGGAATACAGGATGAAAAATACTTGGAACTACCGATTAATGCTCGATGATTCGGGCAAGCAAAAAATCTACTCCTTTCACGAGGTGTACTATGAGGGAGGGGATACCCCAACCGAATTTACTAAGATGCCAGAGACAATGATGTCAGAAGACCCAGAGGAGCTTATTTTTAAGATAGAGGGCTTTCTAAGAGCCTTCGAGGAGCCCATAATATCTATTAACAACTTTCCTAAGGAGGTACATGATGAAGACCTATAGTGATATGTCTAATGCTGATTACCACGCACTAAGCGATTATATATCTAGTTCATTCGTAAAGAGCGTAGCTAAGCATTCGATTGCTAAGGCGCTACAACCTATAGAGCCAAACCAAGCGCTACTGTTTGGTGATGCTATGCACACCTATTTCGAGGATGGGGAGGCTTTCCATAAGCGATTCAAGGTGTTCAAGGATTCCGAGATAATAGCAAAAATCCTTGAGAGGAGACCCGACATTACGAACCCTACAATGACCAAGGACTATAAGACTTATAAGAGAGACTTTGAGTGCTCTCTTGGCGAAAATCAGGTATCTATATCTGAGAATGATATGTATACTATTCAGTATATGTATCAGTCCATGAACGATAACCCTGCGGTGAAGGAGATATATAAAATGTATGAGCCATCGGAGTCATGGGACGAATACTCGTTCCTGACAGAGGAGGAAGACCTGCACGGTCTCAAGTATCGTGTAAGACCTGACCGATTACTCGTCCGAAACGAGGAACCAATGGCTATCATAGATTGGAAGTCATGCAGGGACGCTAGTGAAAAATCCTTTCGCTCGGACTTTTGGAAGTACCGATATGACCTACAAGCCGCCTTCTACTGCGATGTAATGGGCGTTCTAGTGGATGATTTTTATTTCGTTGCAATAGAGAAGCAATACCCCTATAATACAGCGGTATATGGTCTCAACCCTGAGACCCAGATGAACGCACTCAAGGAGCTGAATGTGATTAAGTATCGCATCGGTGAGTGGAAAAATAACCCAAAACAAGCCGAAATGGGCTTACCTAATACTAATACAATTACACTATTATGAGCACAGAAAACAACACACTTAAATTACTAGCCGAGAGATACAAACTCACTGGCAAGGACTTCTTCAAGCACCCATATCAAGGGTTTATTATCATCACCCGAACTGGGGTAGAGAAGATTATGGCGCACGACAAAATCACCGTAACCTATGAGGTTGTGCCCGAACTAACTGAGGGACAAGAAAACTGTTGTATCAAGGCTACTGCCGAAAAATTAGATGCAAATGGTGAGGTATACACCGTAGAGTCTTATGGCACAGCTAACCACTACAACTGTCCCGTAAAAACTAAGAAAGCTGGCGGTGCATTACCCCACTATCCAGTAGAGACCGCTGAAAAGCGAGCAAAAGCGAGAGCCGTTCTACAAATCACTGGGTTCTACTCAGAGGGTGTGTTTAGCGAAGATGAGTCAGAGGACTTCAAACGTGCTAAATAAGAATGGCGAAAAGGGCGAGGCACTCTTAGCTAACTACTTAACACTGTTAGGCTATGAGTGTTTCTCCGCCCCTCCTAAACGATTTCCAGATTGGGACATAAAAGCAATAACGCCTGAGGGCAGGACAGTTTTGGTAGAGGTAAAGCTAGACGTAACGGGTATGTTTCTCAAGAACAAGAAGGGATTTAACTTCTACATTGAGATGTTTAATACCAAACAGTTCGAGCCTAGTGGTATCTTCAAGACCAAGTCAGATAAGTATGCGTACTTTTTCCTAATGCCCGATAACACGTACCGTTTATATGTGTTCAAAACAAGAGAACTTAGAAATTTCTTGTGCGAGAACGTAGACATTCCTACCACTGGAAACTCAGTGGAGGGCAACGCAGCAGGGTGGCTCCTACCTAACACGAGCCTACCAAAAATTAATCACACCCTAATAAAATTAGACCGAGAAGGAAACTATGTTGATAGCAACGATTATTATATTAGCAACGATTATTCTAGCTGATGTCCAAAGCAAAAGGTCGCAGAACCGTCACTAAAGCCATAGCCTTCTTCCACGAGAAAGGGATGATAGTGGATGAGGTAGAGCTGGGAGGGCGCTTCCGAAAATCCAAAGACTTATTCGCTGGACTCTGCACAAAGTGTTGGCTTGAGGAATGTAATCATTCTGATACCAAGTTCGATGGATTCGATATTATAGCCATGGATGGGAGTAACGTTTGGCTCGTGCAAATCAAGACGAACCGACCACCCACACAAAAATCGTATATTCGTTTTGCTAAGAAGTTTGCTGGTAAATATATTAGGGTGCTTGCGATGACGTGGTATGACCGTAAAGGATGGGTCACCCACACATTCAACAAAAATGGAACCGTAACTAAAAGAGATTTAAGAAAAACTAATGAGAAGAAAAATGACTAAGAACGAACTGTCCATACTAAAACTAATTAACGAAAAGGGTCAGGTCACGTATGCGGACATAGAACCCCTAATGACGCAGGGTACACACGACATTTATTGGACTACCTTTTCAACGATATGTAGCATGATACAAGCAGGTATCATAACGTCTGAGGACAAGCATCCTGCCCTTTATAGCATCACCGCTTACGGGCGCAGCAAAGCCATTGAATTGCTATGAGCCAATTAGACCAAAGGCACTTAGAGGAAGTGCTGGTTGGTACGCTCATTGCTAACAAAGAATATAGAGACCTTATATTCAATGTAACGGACGCTACCCACTTCCCTAACCTGCACCCCATTTACTTAGAAGCGTGCGAGCAACACGCACAAGGCATCCTGTTCAATGAGGACACCTTAGCGGCTAGGCTGGATAATTATAGCTGTGATTATTTACTTGAGTTGCAGATGCACCAACGCACCTCCGAGCACGACATCAAGGGGTACTCTCGCATCCTTAAAGATACGGCTGATAGGCGAAGACTAACCAAGTCCTTAACCGAGGCTACCCAGCTTGCTCATAATCCATCCACCACGATGGACGAACTAATGATGCAGATAGACAAGCTAAGTGGCGAACTGGACGAAGCGACCCCAGTAGATGCGCTAACCCCAACACAAATCTTCGAGCGAGAAGAGTCCCAGCCCAAGAAGGAGAAGCTAATCACGGGTGAACCCAAGGTAGATGAGCAACTCTATCAGCACGTGGGTCTGCACAAGGGTGATATAAACGTGATACTAGCCGATTCAGGGCATGGAAAGACCCAATGGTCAACGTTCCTAGCCTCTAGGTTAGCTGTACAAGGCTATCAGGGTCTGTGGTTCCAAATGGAGGATTATGACGTGAACACGGCTACCCAGTTAGCCCTACAAGCAGTAGCTCACGCTGATAACGTGCGCATCGTAGACAACACCGATGACATAGACGAAATCAAGCGTCTGTGCCGTCTAGCAAAAATTGAGGGCGGTCTTGACTTCGTGGTTATTGACTATGTGCAAGAAGTGTATGCTCAGGGCAGGTTCGACTCAAGAACCTTAGAGATTAACTATGTAACTAAAATACTAAAGCAGATAGCCAAAGAACTCAACGTGTTGGTCATCGTACCTAGCCAAGTTACTATCTCTGAATATAACCGTTCAGGGTGGCAACTAGAGCCTAAGTATAAGGACGCTCAATGGGCGCAAGTCATCAAGAACGTGGCTCATTGTATGACCTCAGTGTTCCGACCCAACATGGTTGAGTCCCTTATCCTCATGGATGGGTTTGGTGACCTCAAGGTTAAGGGGTGGAGAGATGGTGACGTTCACTCCTATGAGAGTGTGTTCGTTAAGGTTGTGAAGAGCAGGCGAGGACAGCTCACACATGAACGCATCAAGCTATTGCACAACAAAGACCTAGGACTAAAAATTTAGTTATTGACTTTATTCATTTACTCATCTATATTTAAACTTCAACTATAACTTAATCAAAGAAAAATGGCGACAATTATAAACGCTTCAATAGACGTAACAAAAATCCCAAAAGAATCGTTAGTGGTAGGTAAAAAAGGCACATACGCCAATGTTACCGTATTCATTAATGATGAGACTAGATTTGGAAACAATGCTAGTATTGCATTAAGCCAATCGAAGGAACAGCGAGAGGCAGGAGAATCAAAAGTATATTTAGGCAACGGACGTGTAGTGTACACCGAAGGAGCCGTGACAGTAGCAGAACGGGAAGATGCCGATGCTCCAGCAGCAGCGGTTGAGGCAGCACTGCCCTTTTGATAAAGACCCGATTCTACGCTACATAATAGAGAAACTATTCTGATAGTGTATTTTCATTAGTATTCCTTATGAATGGAGGGTGTGACAGCTCCCATTCTTTTTCAGGAAAATCCTGATACCAATCAAGACTGATTTATTTTTATTCTAACCTGTTAATTGTGTTAGTTAGTCGTTTTGATGATATTTTGAGAAGGGGACTTGTGCGAGCAATGTCCCTTTTTTTATTGGTATAGTTTTATTATATTACATATATCTCTTGTTGAGGTTAGTTAGATTTATCCATTTAAGCCCCACCTAATCAGTGGGGTTTTTTATTGGTATTGATATTTTGATGGTAACTACCTAGATTTTATCATTTAACTAACAAAATACGTATGTACTACGATTATTTTAGCATTAAAGAATTTCTAGTGGATAGAGTGATGGTGGGTGTTCCTATTCACGTAGTAGATAAAATAGAGAAGCACCACAAGCCCATAATTAACCCTATACGCCACAAGATAGGTCAACCCATACAAGTATCCCAGAACAGTGGGTATCGCTCGAAAGATTGGGAATTGTCGCACGGTAGAAGCGGAACGTCAGAACATACCTTTACTGGTCTAGGAGCCGTAGATTACACGTGCGCTAACATGGAGCTACTTTTAGAAGAGCTTAGAGCGTCCGACTACAAGCGCATCTGTTACTACCCAGAGCAGAAGTTTATACACTGTGACCATAAAGGCGACAGATACCACGAATTCGAAGTAGACGAGGACGGAAAATGGCAATACAAGGGCGAAAGAAAATAAAAGCGGTTACCATAGATAACCGTAGTGTACCACAGGGTAAAATAAAGGGCGTTAAGCAAACCAAGATGCCCGAAGTAACTAGACGTAAAAAGGTATTGAGTAGGGAGCGTATCGTTCCTATCATTGATTTCACCGTATATTTAATTAACAAAAGAGCCGTAACTATGACTTGGACTTGGTTAAAATCCCGACTAAAAGAACCCTCAACGTATCAAGGTGTAACCGCTATAGCTGGTGCTATTGGCGTAAGCGTACAACCTGATATGTACGAATCTATTGCTGCATTAATGGTAGCCATCATTGGTGTGATACAAACCATCAAAAAAGAGAAGCCTGAACCAGAGGCAAAATGACTCTTGAAGAAATTAAGGATGCAGTCAAAAAGAGTCCCTACTCAATGGTCGACTTTTCAAAGCACGTTGCCATCTACATGGGCATGGAGTGGTCAAACAAGTTCAAGGAACGAATCTATCAGCTTCTCTCCCCAAAGGGGCACGGTAAACCCTCCGAAGACGAACTATCAGCGATGGTGTTCTGGTGTGATGTACAGAACGACCCACACTGGTATGCGCACAGATACTACCGTTCTAAAGACCTACCCAAAAAATATCTCCTACTAAGAGACTGGCTCACAGGGCGAAGAAGCTACAATCGCCTACAGGCTAAAAAAATGCTTGACTATATATCTCGACTTCTGTAGATTGTGGATAACATAACACAATTAAAGAATAAGGATACAAATGGTTATAGCAGATTACATCATTGACCGAGTGTGCGAAGACACAGGAGTCACTAAAAATCTTTTGATGTCTAAGAGACGTAAACAATTTATCGTGGATGCCAAGCAAATTGTCGTGTTTGCCCTGAGCGAATTGGGTTTTACCCAGCAATATATCGGAAATGCACTAAATTATGCTGACCACACCACTGTTCATCACCTAAAAAAGAAGAAATGCCGTCAGAGCCTCAAAAATCGTCTTAGAGCGAGTCTAGTCGTAAAGTCATACTTGGATATGGCTTTGCTCGAGAACGCTTGCCTAATAGTCGATATGGAAGCCAAAATTTCTGAGGAGGGCTAATTTATGGAAATTATAGCAGTTTTGTCTTTGTCTATTACAACTGGCTACATCGGCTTCATATTTGGGTCTAGCATGAAGCAAATAGAAGCCTCAGAGAAGTCAACCACTGAGGCATTTAAGGAAGGATACATAAAAGGGTATATTGATGGACACGCTAATGCCACCAAAAAAGAAAAGCCCTACTATGAGGACTTTCCAAAGATGGGTATAAACTAGCCTTTCTTACTACGACCAGTCTTTTTCATTGCAGCCATTCTGCCGTTCTTGGCGTTTGGCTTTTTCTTTTTATTGTCGTTAGACTTCTTCTGCTTGTTCTGGTACATCTTCGTTTTCCATTGCGTTTTTGTACCCTTGAATCAAGAATACAGTTTCGTTTAATTGTATTTCGAGTTTAGCTTTAAAGGCTTCTAACTCTTTTAGTCGTTCTTCGTTCATGTGCGTGCTCGCTTTATGTTAATGGTTATACCCAAATATAACTACCAAGCCAATCCTTTCAAAGTCGCAGGATTCTTTTGTGCTTCTATTTGGTCGGTCAATGATTGCTCCACATCTTCTTC